CCTAACATCATTTACTTTATAGCTCCATTCTGCACTTAAAAAATGGCCAATGTACTCTTCTTTAAATATAACTTTTGCCGGCAAATCCGCTCTCAAAAGCTGCTGTTCCGCAAGTCCTTTTATTTGGTTTTGAATGTCCTTTATTGTTACATTGCCATATTGAGAGATAAGACCATAAGCAGGTTGTCCCTCGTCGGCAGTACTTTGATTGCCAACAATTAGCTCCATTACCTGCTTCTCATCATAAACCACGGTATGCCCCATAGTGATACCATCTATTCTTGCGTTAAACTTTGGGGCGCTCCATTTAGTTATTTGTATTGTATGGCTATCCCCCGACAAACCCCCGATAACGAATAACAGGCTGTCGTTTGCATAGGTCTGCCCGTCTATTTTCAATTCCGTTGCGTACTGCCCTAAACTTTCGGAGAATTGTATTTTTAGGTCCTCAATTGCAGTTCCGTTTATGGTTATTGTCGGCGGGTTGGCAAATATTCCGTTTTCATCACAACATTGCCTTGAAGCAAAGCCGTTATATCTCGATATAAACTTCTGCCCCTGCCCGAATTTGCTTGCGCCAATCACAAAAGGCCTATAATTCACAAACCCGCCCTGAATGTTATTGGTGCTTGTATTGTTACTCTCTGAAAAAACGGTATTGCCATAATTTATCGAGCTGTCGGGGTTTTGGGCCACATATTCAATTTCTACCTTAATTCGTCCCATGAACCAATCTCCGTATAATAGTCTCCTGCCGTTGCGAAAAAGGTTTGCCCATCAAAAGTTTCAATCTGCACTCTCTGGATTTTGCCTTTTGGGAGTAAAGCAATCTCATCATAAGCCCAACTTGTTACTCCTTCCCAAATTACAGAAACATCCTCTAATCGTCTTATATAGAAAACATAGTATTTTTCATACCCCTCTGCCGGAATATAATCGGATGGTCTAATAGTTGTAGGCTCGGTTATATCCATAACCTCAACTCTAATTTTGTTTTCCATCCATATTGCATAAAGAATAATGTCGCTTGTTACAACATATTTTTGCCCCGGCACAAGTCTTATCCCCGTTCCATCGGGTTTAGTGTTCCAAGAGAAAAATTGCATATTTTCATAAACCCAATCATCCGGACCCTCTATAGTTATAACTTGTCCGTATTGGGCTGTTTGAGTGGGTTTTGGTGTGCCAGAAGCACCGTTAAAGGCATACGCCACCGAATATGTCTGGGGATTGTTAAGTGTCCCTACAAGCGTAATTTTGACGCCATTTATTCCTATTAAATCAGGGCCACGGTTATGGATTTTATATCTATCAAGCGGATGCACATACATCATGTGCGTTACCATTTGCCCTGTTTCAAGATTGCGGTACGTAACAGGAAATTCAGCGTCCCTATTTAAGGCACTAAGCAAACGTCTGTAATCTTCTATGGGCATTAGAGAAAAATCAATCCAAACTCTGGGAACTGGAAATCTCTCAATTTCATTAATATCCGGCATTGAGCCATCCAAAGCTCTTGAAGGCTCTTCCTGCCAAGTCATGGTGTCAAGGGTAAAGATGTCGCTGTAGGCGCTAAAATCTTCTCCGTTTATTATTACTTCGCCCAGCTTGTTTTCGTCCGCCATTTTAACCACCAACCTTTACGCCTTGCCTTGCGAATTCTTGTCTCAAGGGTTTTGCCAAAAGTCTTGCAAGAGCACTATCATCCGCATTCCTAAAGTCTATGGTTAAATTCATAATTCCTCTATTATCAGAAAGCGCCGCAACCATAGCTTTATAAACACCTCTTTCAATACCCTCAACAATTTGGTCATTATTCGCAACCGCAGACCTGCCGCCTATCGACCCGACAAGCTCTGGGCCGTCTTCTCTTGCTATAAACAACTCGCCTTGTCTTGGGAACCCGCCGGAGGCATAGCCCGCTATATTTTGCATAGCTTTCGCTTGCTCTTGAGCTTCTCTATTAGCCCTTTGGATTGCCATTACGATAGAGGCTATACCAGCAACGATGGCAACCGCTCCAAGCCCTAATGTCCATGCGCTTTGCAATCCTGCGATAGCAATAGCAGCGATAGTGGCGGCGGCTGCAATAGCGCCCAGCACACCAACAACTCTTTCTATGTCGCTCATTTTATCCCAGTTAGTTATCAGGTTAGATATATGGAAAGCAAGCAAGGCAATCATAGCTGTGGTGGCTGCAAGCGTATAGTTCATCTCACTCAAGGCTTTAGCAAACTTTTTTATTTTCTCAATAAACTTAACGACAGCAACGAAAGCTATCCCTGCAAGAATGCCTATTATAAATTGTTGCGTCATTCCCGCTTCATTAAGTTTTCGTATTATGTCTGCAAGCAAATTAATTAATGGAATGAGAATATCGTTTATTACTTTCTCCAAAACGGGCATTAGCGCATCAAGAGTTTGCGAAATGGACTTTAATACTTGGTCACTCAATGAAAGCAATTGCGGCAAAAGCCTATTTATGCTTTCACGAATTTTTTCGTTAGTAACATACGCATCTATCAAAATCGAAATAATTCCAGCGAATGGTCCTTTAAATATAAAGGCTGCAACTATGCCAATCTTTTTTATCGTATCAAATATTTCTTTTAATTTCGTTTCTCCGTTCTGAAGTTGCCATACGATGCCTCCCGTTTTTTCTCCAGCCTCATCAAGCTCATCTACCGGAATAAAGCCGAGCCAACTCATAATGCTTTTAGATATTTTGTTAGCCCTCATTTCAATTTTGCCCATATAGTTGTCATATTCTTGCAGGGCATCTAAAATTCTGGGATCTATACCAAATAATTCATCTTTAGGTTTTTTTAAGGCCTCAAACTTATCAAAGCTGAATAATCTCTTTTGGACTTCATCCAAAGCCTCTGTTGCGTTTTCTGCCCCTTCTGTAATCTCGGAAAGCGGGTCTTTTTCTTCCCTTATAATCTCAAGACGATAACCTCTAAAATAGGCAAGGGATTTTATGAGCTCTTTTATAGTTATTACAAAACCATTTATATAAGGAAGGACATCTCCCAATGTGTCCATAAATACAGTGGCTATCCAACGACCGGTCTCTTCAAGCTGCGATGTTAAAACTTTTAATTGCTGGGCGGGCTGTTCAATTGTCAAAGCGTAGTTAGCAACGGCGTCAACATTGTACATCTGCTCCTGCAAAACGATGATACGCAGCAGTCTTTTCTCAAGCTGATTGAGCTGCCTCATCGTTTTTTGCCCGCCAAGCTCAAGGTATTTTGTATAAGTCGTAATTTCTGTAACGTCAAAACCGCTTACGGACCTTATAGGCCTAACCTGTCCGGATAATACCGCTTGATAAGCCAACATTGCCCGCTCAATCGAAACATTAAATAAAGCTGCATAGTCGATTGCGCTCTTGGTTAATACTTCGGAAAGCTGATAAGCAATTTCTCTTGAAAGGCCGGGCAGGGCAGTAAGCATGTTATTAAACGTTGCTTGGAACCTCATCAGCTGGGCTTGGGAGAGACCAAATGCTCTGGCAAGTTCATTATTGAACCTCAAAGCCTGATAATACATCTCTCCCATTGATACTTGGAACAGGTTAGCGGTTTCTATAAAGTTTATGCCGAGACTGGCAATTCTCGTAAAGGTCGAGGCTATTCTGCGGCCATAATTAAGCATCATTGAAAGGGAGCCTAACCCAAAAAATCTTGTTGCGCTTTTTGTAGATTCGGCAGTTTTCTTAACTGTTTTTTCGATATTATTTAAACCTTTTGCAAATTTTGTTATATTAGAAAAAGCAGGTACGGATACGGTTTTCTCAACGCTTTTTTGAACGGCATCTATCTTTGCGATTAGTTTATCAAGACTTGCAATCGCATTATCCGCCGCAGTTTTTACTTGTACTTCAACTGTTCCTACATTGTAGTTTTCAGCCATATCCGTACCTCTAAATCCATTGCATCATCTGTTTTCTGTAAAGCGCCTCGATGTCTTCTTTTGATTTAACTTTATCCTTTCTTTCAAATGGGTCAAAAGGTTTGTTTAAAAACTCCTTTGGCTGTTCTCCTTTCTTCTTGCAAAGGAAGTTATACAACTCAACTTGTAATGCATAATCAAAATGTACTGCCTGAACAAAAGCTCGGTTACATAGCCCCTTATAATACGCCTTTTCATAAACTCGGAAGAGGCGCATATCATCAAACCAAAACTGTTCAGGGGTCATACCATATTCAATTGCCTTTGGGAGAAGCTCCTCGTAAAAGTATTCCTCGACATCATTAAGGCTAATTAGCCCTCGTTTGTTTTCCTCATTCTGTACTCCCTCAAGAAATCGTTGGTTGTCTCCTTGCCCCCCAAGTTCGTAAAAACCGTATCAAGCACCGCACCCAGCAATTCATAAAGTTCTATCGGGTTGAAGCTGTCGTAGATACCTTCAATTTGTTCATCAGTCAATCCATAGTTGGTGGTCAAAAATATCTTGCCTGCATCTTCTAAAAACTCATATGCATTGGATGTGTCGTTTTGAGAGACATTATGCTTTTTTTGTAGTTTTGCTATCTCTTTAATTATGTAGCGATTAACCTTAAACTCATATTTCTTGCCCTGATACTCAATATAAGGTGTCATTTAATAATTCCTCCTTTTATACTTTAGGCGCCGGCACAGTAACCGTTATGGTAGTTGTCCAGCTTGCATAACCTTCTTTTGATGCCTTTATATAAACAACGCCATATTTTTCAGCCGTTCCTGAGCCATTCGTGCCAGTTATTGTTAGTTTCTTAGAGCTGTCGCCCGAGCCAAATTCAGCAGTAAAACCACCACTCTGATTAGTCGACACAGTTAATGTTGCGTCAGTAGGGGAGGTCTCGACCGTAATCACTGCCGTTCCCGTTGGAGAGGACAATTTAACATCTGCCGGTATTGCGCTTGCAAATTTTACGGTTGGCTTGAGCAAATCCCTTACGTCCTCAACAGGTGTTTGTTCAGCTGTTTTAGGCGTAATCTTTATGACGCCTCTCGACAACTCACCACTCGCTGTATCTTCTTGCCTGAAACTTATCGTGCCAGAATATTTCCAGCCCGAATAATCGGCGTTAACGGCAAGGAAATCAAGGTCTTTGCCAACAAGCTCATTAAGCCTTAAAAAGTTGTCTCTGTGAGCGAGAAAGTTTACTTCCTTTTCCTCGAGGATAATTTTACCTTCAACTCTGCCCCTTGTCGTGCTCGTAGTTATATCAAACTCCACGCTTTCAGGGGCGCCAATAACCATCGGCACACCTTCTAAAGGCAAGGCCAATGAGTATTTATCCTCCGTTGGGAGTTTTACATAAAGCGCAGAGCCCGCACCTATTTGTGCTCTTTTATCGTCAAAAGTTTCAAAGTAACCCATATTTCACATCTCCTTTTAGTTTATTCTGTATCTCATAGTCATCCTGAAAAGCGTTCTGGCTACATTAGGTGTCGGCCTTGCAAACATTCTCTTTGCTCCGCCTCTTTTCATTACTTCGTCAATTAGCCCTGCCAACTCACGAGCAATTTCCATGCCTGCGATTTTATTAGAACCTTCTTCTTTATTAGCGGCATAGATGTCAAATTCATATATATAGCCGTCAATAATCTCCTCGTTGAGAGTTGTCCGCTCTATCTCATAATTATCTATCTCGGAGACAACCACAAGAGGATATTTGGGTTTTAAGGGAACGCTTTTTACAATATGTGGCGAGTATTTGCTTTTTGAGATTAGATGAGATTTTACTTTTTGGAAAACCTTATCCAGCACGTTTAAATTCATTGCTTTTCTCCCAAAACATTTCTTAAAGCATTTTTGTAGATTTCCTTAAACTCGCCCTTTACGTAAAAGTCCACAAACGCATTAAACATAAAGCGTTCAGGCTCCACACCTTTTGTTCTTATCTTTTCCCATAATCCCGTATGGTCGGCTCTGATTCTTTGGATAATATTGCTTTCCTTGACGTCGAGCTTAGAGTCTATTAGGTGGTAAAACACCCAACCTTTCTCTCCATGTTGATTGACATCATATTGCCAGCCTTGTTCTTCGGCAAGCTCGTGAGGGCTTTGTTTGCCTACAATGCCAGTGCCAAACTCAATGTAGCTCATCTGCTCTTCAGTTGTTCTTAAAATACCCAAATTTTCAGCAACGATTGTTTCAAAGTCATTAGCAAAATCGGGGTAGTTTCTTGCGATATTCTCGCTTGCCTTTCCCTTAAGCCATTCGACAGACAGCCTGATAAATTCTGCATTAATGGCATTAAGGCTTTTCTGAACTTTCTGAAGCTGTTCAATTGCGTTTTTTATTGAACCAACCGAAAGCTCTATCGTTACCCTTTTATTCATCTTGCTTTGGCGCTGAACCTATGACTACCCAGCCTGCCCTCACATAATCAGGCTCGAGGTTTTTCGGAATTATCTTTGTCTGCCCATCTTTATATACAGTTACGGTATCGTTCATCTCTCATTCTCCTTTTTGGAGTTTTTCAAAATAGATATGGGTTGTAAGGTTGTAATGCCTTACAGATACCACTAAATAGTTTGCTTTTTGACCGTTTGCTGTTTCCCCTTCTGGCGATGCGCCGTCAAGGTAAGCTAAATCGCCTTCTGAAATCTTGCCGGCAAATTCTGCTGCTTTTACCACAGCTTTTTTCATTGCCGTGGCCCTTTCTCCATAAGCGGTTATATCCAAATACCCATTTACAGGCTGATAATTCATTTGATACTTTTTGGGCTCGCTATATATTGCAAATTCATTCCCATAATCATCATTCTTAAAGCCTGTTCGATGGGCGATATATACGGTTTTCTTTAACGTCTCAATCATGTTTTAATTATCCCCGCTTTGGGAGTAAGTTCACTAATTAAGGCAGAGCTGATTTGGGCTCGTCCGTATTGAACGCCTATTCCGTTTTCGTTATAAGCCACGGCACTGCTCACGCCAGCTCGTTCAATCATTTCTATTGCGGCCCTGATTATCCAGTTTTCATATCTCCGAGGAACAACAAACGTTTCAGGGTCAATGGACGGGTCGAAAGGATATAGAGTATTTATGAGAACTTCTTTTGCGGCACTCACAAAAAACTCTATATCCTTTTCTTCCATATAATCGTATTTGCCCTTCAAATACTCAACTGCGTCCACTGATTATCTCTCCATTATGTAGTCTCTTTGGTGGGTACGGGGTTAGTGTCAGTATTAGTAATTTTTACCCTAACTCTTACATCTGGCATTATCATGCACCTCCGCCTCCGCCTCCAATCTCTTTGGTGGGTACGGGGTTAGCGTCAGTATTAGTAATTTTGGTGGGTAGGGGGTTAGTGTCAGTATTAGTAATTTTGGTGGGTACGGGGTTAGTGTCAGTATTAGTAATTTTTACCCTAACTCCGCTGGGTTTTGTGAATACATTGGACAGATTAGTAATCTTGCCATGATACCACTCGGGGCCGTGGTCAAGCCCGATTTGCCCGAATATCTGCCACCTATCGCCTGCGCCCTGCTTGGCAAGAGGTTCAACCCAGAAGTTTCTTCCATTAACAGGCTGCTCGACAGGCCTTATAACATCAAGATTAAGCAAGAATGCCGTTCCCGTAGGTATAAACTCGCCAAGTCTTATATAAACCTCGGCCAAAGGAAGCATGATTCTCTTTAGCTGGATACCATTGACATCCCTTGCATTGTCAACAATGGTAAGATTATTTTCTACGGCGTCGGCATTGAGCTGGTTCAAGGTGGTCGTATTGCACCAAAGCACAAGATTATCAATAGGGGCGCCGTTATTCCTCATCGTTGCCAGCAAATTATTAATCAACCAAATATCAATGGGTTGTCCTTGAGCATTAAGCACATTGGCCTGTATTGCCTGATTAAGCCCCCTCGTGGAGTCAACCTGAGTGGAGCTTAACGCCTCATTAAATATACCATTGATAAAAGTATTTTCTATTTGTCTGCCAATCTTTTCATACTTTCTTGCAACCTGAAAATCAAACTCGGTGGCGGGATTGGGATACTGCCCTGCGATGTTCAAGCCCGAAAGTTCACCCATATTGCTTTCCTTTCTATAAGAAATTCCCAAAGACTCATGGAAAATCTGGGTGATATTGTACATCTGCGTTCTATTGGCATAGGTAGGAGCCGGAGCGGTCAAGCTATCAGCTTCAGAAATCTGCGGTATCTGCCCACTATCATCAATTGTGTATTCCTGCCCGATAACAAACTTTTTGCTGTTCGTAATTACCCTTCTCGGCGAAATTGCGCTCAAAAGAGGCGTTCTGGTATTTCCTTTTGTAAATAACAGCCCACTATAATTAATCGGGCCAAAAGTGGTTACGGTTCCCTGAATAGACATAGTTTATCTCTCCTTTTTATTGAATTTTTAAAGTGTTGCTCATCTGTTTTTCTTCTTCGGCAATCAGCCTTATATACGCCGCCTGTGCAGCTTTATCATTTGCCTCTTCGGCAATTTTGAGCATCTTTTTGTACTCTTCGATCTTACTCGGTTTTACATTTGCGGTGCCGGCGGGCGGCTCGTCGGTATGTGTCCGCAATAGCTCTTTTGTCGTTGCGGTTTTTGCGGCTTCAGCAATATCGGCTTTTATCTTCGCCATAGCCTGTCCAAAAGCATCAATGTCGCCAGTCATAAAGACATCGGCAAGAGTTCTGATATGTTCATCCTTAAAACCGCTTTTTGCCAAATAGCTTTCAATTTTTAGACGCCTTTCTCTCTGTTCGAACTCCTGAGCCTTTTTCTTCAGATCTTCCATTTCAAGCTGAGTTTTTTCCTGCTCGGAAAGAGTTTGCATGTACTTTTCTTTCCAAGATTTGCTCTCGTTGTTGAGTTCTGACACTTTTCTGTCAAAGAGCGCCTTGTCAATAAAACTCTTGCCATCAAGAGCAGCATTGATTTCATCGAGCGTCATACCCTCACGATAAGCTTCGCCCAAAAGTTTCTTTAAGTTTTCCATAAAACCCTCCTGTGTTTTTACGACTTCTCTGTCGGCCTTTCAGCAAATTTTCTCTGACTTTTTAAAGTGGTTGTCTCCACCCGTGTTTGTTTTAGCGGTTCTCTCCGCTTTGTGCTTTTACGTCATCTCCGACGGTTTTATCAATATCAGGCCCGGTTTTTGCCTGAATTTTGAGCATTGATTTAAATGTTTCGAGGTCTCGTATTTTTGCCTCAAGTTCTTTTTTGTATTCATCCATAGCTTTAGCCACAGCGTTCGGGTCGGACGTTAAGCCGCAAATTTGGAGCGCTATCTTCGCCGGCATATTCACAGGATCAGCCATAAGGTTTTGCAGCGATTGCGTCTTAATAAGCAGGTTGTCAGACCTATTGATGTTATACTTAATCTCAATCTCATTGGCAGACAGCTCATTCACAGGGCAATCTTTATGCATTTTGCAAATTTTAAGCATCCTTTTAAGTAGCTGTCTGTCAGTCCTTATTAGCTGCCGAATATCTTTGAGAATAATCGTATAAGCATTTTCCCATCCATTGCCGAGGGCTCTTGCTTGTCCGGTGTCGCCACCGCTTGCGTTTATGCCGCTTTGCCTCGGTACTCCACATACGTCATAGAGGACTTGAATAAATTTCTCATATTTGACATTGACATCCGAATGATTGATTTTGTTGGAAATCGTCTTTATGTCGGCAGGAGATTGAGGGTTAAAAGTTTTTAATTGAATAAATCCATTCTTCCTCATGTCTTGGACATTTCTGGCCTTTTCCTCGTATGTTTCGCCTTCAATGTCCATATTGATGAGGGCAATAATTTCATTTGCGTTATCTATAAACGCATCCAAACTGCCCGAAGAAAGTACGTCAATCGCATATTGCAGACTATCCCCTATTTCAACAACGCCGATACATTGCTTATGAACATAGGCCTCTGTAATTGGAAGTTCGTGGAACGGTCTCGGTTGTCTCTTTTCCTTTATTTCTTTTATTTCAAGAAAGCTGTTGGTGTATTCAAACTCAAAATATTCCGTTTGTGTATAAACGCCACATACTTTCTTCGTGTCTTTCCATAGACGATTGTTTTCCTTATCAATTTGCGGCTCTTCAACTTCTACGACAACGACATCAAACAGCTCCTCTTCGCCAACATAACTTGAATAGACTTTAAAAAATTGCCACGGTGGTAGGACAAAAATCTCATAAGGCGATTCTGTCTTTATATCAAAATCTCCTTTTCTCGGTCGAATAAAATAACCCGCAGCACCCGTTGCATAAATATATTCCGCCGCCTCTATATCTTTGGTTGATAAATCAATATCACGATTGTATTTATTCAAGTACCCAATATCATCTGTCTTTTTCTCTTCAATCTGGGCATATTCTTTCGGGTTTCCGAGCAAATAACCCTTTTTAAACTCAACGATTGCATATAGATGAGGCTCAATTATGATGTTGTTATTATCTGCTTGGTCTATGTAGAGGCGTTTCTTATTCAAAATCTCATGGCCAGTTAGATAGCGCAAATAGCAATCATAGGCTTTTTGGCTGTTCTGCTCAAATATAGACAAGGCCATCGGAAGATAGGCCGCTATTGTTTCGGCGTTTATATCTTCTGGCTTTAAAGGAATTCTTATCTTTGGCAATCCTACAAAGCTATATTTTTTAGCTAAAAGAGGTTCCGCCATATCAGGCTATTCTCCTGTTAATGGTCACGATTTTATTTTCCATCATATTTCCGCTATGATATTTCAAGGCATACATCGCAAGGGCGTCTATGCTGTCATCGTAATCATTCTTATGCTCAAAGCTGTAAAGGGTTATATGCTCTAAAGCCATTCCCATCTCGCTGTTTCTCGCAAACATGCCCTTTTTCGGGAAAATAATATGTTCTAAAATGAAGTTTCTCGCAGAAGCAATCTTTTCTTCTTTTTTCTGCGTCGAATAAACCGTGCTTATTGATATAGAAAAGCTCGCAAGTTCCCTGCAACGCTTCTTAATCAATTCGCCCAATGAAGTATCAACGTTGTTTTCCAAATGGAGCTGGACTACCTTATGATGGATGAGCTTTGCGCAAGCTGCATCCAAACACTTCTCGGTCGTTTCAAGGCGATAAACGCAATCTATAAAGTAAGACAAATCATCTATTTTCTTAAAAATCAACAAAGTAAAGTAGTTTTTCCCTGTTCTGGGCGGGTCAAGAACTGCATATTTCACGCCGCCCTCGGGGATTGATTCGTATTGCTTGAGGTTTTTCCACTGAAAATACACGCCTTTGGGTGGTATTGGTCTCTGTTGACACCTTGCCCACCATTCTTCAGGCTCAAGCACATTGTCCCTTAAATTCCTCAAGTATTCTGTGGGGAATTTATGCGGCAAAGTGCTTTCATCGGTATCATAATCCAAATTAGGAACCCCAACAAACACAGCAGTACCATCCTCGGACACCCTTGTGTACTTCAAGGTAGGATGAGGAATTATCTTTTGTTTCTCGGCAACCCTCTTCTCGAGTACATTAAGCAGGTCATAATCGGCCCACATCGTGCCGCCCGCTATTATCCTGTTGTTCTGTATTCCATCCGAACGTGCATTCCATACATTGTCAAATTGCGACACAATCTCCGCATGCAGCTTCGTGTTTGCGGCATCTTTTACGCCCTTTGTCAGGTCATCCAGAATAAGCAAATCACACCTTAACCCGTTAGACGCCCCCAATCTCGTTGTCGCTACAAGACTATATGTCTCAACCGACATTGAAAGCGTAAGGTCAAAATTCGTGGCCGAGCTGAAAATCTCGCTTTCTTTGCCCTCATATTTGGCAAATTCGGGGAAAACCTCGGCAAATTCCTCGCTACAAATCATACGCTTTACATTTCTGACAATCCCCTTTGCTAAAATCTCCGATTCCGTTATCATCAAAACCCTAAATTGAGGGTTTACTCCCAACGAATAAGTGGCTATAGTGTTAAAAGCATATGTCTTTCCGTAAGAAACAGGACAACTCGCCCTTAACAGCTTCACCTTGTCGCCCAATATCATCTTGTTAGCATAATAAAATATGCCTCTCATGCTGGGCATCGAATAAATCCAAACCTTCTTATCGGGCGTCCTGTTCCAATCCATGTAATAGGCAAAATGCTCAACGCTCCGAAAAGCCACCAACGCCCAAAATCTTTTGTATAATTCCTTGTAAATCTTCTTTATCTCCCCATCCGTGCTCTTTATCTTCTCTTCACAAACAGGGAAAATCATCTTTAAAATCACAACCAGATACTTCTTTATCTGTTCCTCTTTGTCCGGCTTGTTATCTTTTACAATAACCTCATGTATCTGGTGCTTGAGCATGATTGCAAGCCCTTCTAAAACCAAAATCAAAGCCTTGTCGTCTTTTAAGGCCTTCTCATTAGCCGTCATATCTCTTAAAGCCCGAAAATATTCCCTTATCGCAACCCTGAAGTCTTGCCTTTCTTCACTTGCAACCACTACTCTATCCCTCTCCCTGTCTGCCAACCCCACGTTCCTTAATTTGTTGAACCCCTAACAAGTTTTATCTCAAATAAATATCGTCAAGGAGGTAGAGGCTTTTTTAAACGGGAAAGCCTCAAAAACCCGTATATGATAAGAAGGATACAAGGCCTATATAAATGACATCCTTTAATGTCCAAAATGACTTATTTGAATACTATCCACATAATATAAACATAATTCTCTTCCTATATAAATTAATACATGATTTTGACTGTTTTGTAACGGAAAAAGGAGTAACAAAATTTTTAAAAATGAAAATTTTGTGCGTTACAAAATGCGAAATGCTACTTAATATATAAAATTTGGTCGCTTTTTGTGAGAAATAGGGCCGAAATAACTTGAACCTGA